TATTAACTGTTGGAGAACAAATTTATGTTGCAGATATTGTAGGTGGTGAACCTATTATAAGAAAAGGAAATCCTTTAAATTTTACTTTTGTAAGATCAAGTGATTCACCTTATCCTGAAGAGTCTGACATGATTATAGAAGATGGGTATTTAAATGTTGGTCAAGTTATTGATGAATATTATGATGTTCTTAAAGAAAAAGATATTAAAAGATTAGAACAAGGTAGTACAGCAAATAAAAATTTAAAAAGTTCTTTATTTACTCATCAAAACTTAAGTCCTGAATTTTCTGTTGATGATCTTATTGCTAATTCAGGAGACGATGATTCAATTTTATCAACACCAAACATATTTGGTACTTATAGTTTGTCTAGTGGGTTTGACGAAAATGGTAGAATTCGTAGAACAAGAGTTTTATGGAAATCTATGAGAAAAATAGGCATTGTAAAATTCACTGATGAAAATGGTGATTTGGTTAGAGCTTTAGTACCAGAACAATATGAACCAGATAAAGAAAGAGGTGAAGAAGTTAATTGGCATTGGATATCAGAATGGTGGGAAGGAACTAAACTGGCTAATGATATTTATGTAAAAATGCAACCAAGACCTATACAATTTAGAGAAATGACAAATTTATCTAAGTGTCATCCTGGAATTGTTGGTATAATTAATAATGTTAATAGTTCAAAAGTAACATCGTTTGTATCTGTATTAAAGCCTTTACAATATCTCTATGATGAATTTACTTATAGAATGCAAACATTATTTATGACATCGTATGGTACTATCGCAACATTAGATATATCACAAGTACCTGATGGATGGGATATGGATAAATGGTTATATTATGCTATTACTCATAAATGGGCTGTTAAAGATCCAATGAAAGAAGGTGCTGAAGGTGCAGCAAGAGGAAAATTAGCAGGAAATATGAATCAAGGACCAAATACTTATGATTTAAGTCAGGGTAATTTAATTCAACAAAACTTACACATGATGGAGTATATTGAAGATAGAGCTAATGAGGTAGCTGGTATTACTCCACAAAGAAAAGGAAGTATTTCAAATAGAGAGACTGTTGGTGGCGTAGAAAGAGCTGTAGTTCAAAGTTCTCATAGAACAGAGAAATGGTTTAGTCTACATGATCATGTTAAATTAAGAGTGTATAAGGTTTTAATAGAAACTGCTAAAGCTGCTTGGAAAGAACAATCTTTTAAAAGAAAATTCTTTATGGATGATATGACAGAAGCTTTATTAGAATTTGATGGTCAGACATTTAATGAAGCTGAATATGGTATAATGGTAAATAATGCTACACAAGATACTAAACTTAAAAATCTTCTTGAAAGTAGTATGCAAGTATTACTTCAAAACAATGTTTCTGTATCTAGTATTATTGATATTTATAGAACTGGTGATCTTTCTACAATGCAGCGTAAAATTGAACAAAAAGAACAAGAAATTGCTCAAAGAGAAGCTGAACAAAATGAAGCAGCATTAAAACAAAGAGATAGAGAAGCTCAGTTAAAAGCTCAATCAGAACAAGCTGAAAGAGATTTAAAAGATAAAATGAATATTAGAGATAATCAAACTAAATTAATAACGTCTAATCCAGAAAATTTAGATGAAGAAAAATTAGAATTAGATATAAAAGAACATAATGATAAAATGGAGAAAGAAAAAAGAAAATTAGATTTGGAGAAAGAAAAATTAAATGAGACAGTAAGACATAATAAGGTAACAGAAAAGAAACAGAATGTTAAAAAATAGTTATAGAGAAATTAAAAAGTTACCTAATAATTTGGAATTAAACTAATAGAATAATAATTTTATAAAAAATTTAGATTATGGCAAAAAAGGAATTTTTAGAACAGCAAAATGATGATTTAGGGATTTCATTAGAAATGATAGATGATGAAACTCTGGAATTAGATTCTACTTTTGATGAATTAGGAGAGGAAGGTGTAGAAAATACACCAGAACAATCTAATGAGAATGTAGAAAATAATAAAGATAATAATAATCCTGATGCAGATGATAATTTTGATGTTGATATCAACGCAGAATTTGCAAAAATGGAAGAAGATAATAAAAAGATATTAAATAATAATGATGAGAAGAATACTTCAGAAGGGCTATCCTCAACTGAGAAAAAAAGTAAAGATGAAGGTGAATCAGATGATAATGGTACTAATAAAGATGATGCTAATAAAGATGCTGATTCTGGTTCCTTGACGATTGCTTTTGCAAAAACTCTCAGTGAGATGGATAGTCTTTCTGATTTTAATGAAGAAGATTATCAAAAAGCTGTAGAAGAAAAAGGTGAAGCTGCAGCTTTTATAGAACTTCTTCAAAATGAAGTTGAAAAAAGAACAGAATCTTATAAAGAAAATATTGATAAGTATTCACAAGAATACATGAAATTGAAAGAGACAGGAATGTCTAGTGATGAAGCAGGTTCTTTAGTTGCAAATAAAGAAATAATTGATAATATTAAAGAAGAATCTTTAGTAGAAGATGAAAGTTTACAGGAAGATGTTGTTGCAGAAGTTTTAAGATTAAGAAATTTTACAGATGAGGAAATTAAAGATGAGATACAAAATTTAAAAGATTTAGATAAATTATCAGATCGTTCAAAAAAATCTCTTCCTTTATTACAAAATTATTATGATAAGGCTATTAAAGCTCAGCAACAAAAGCATCAGCAGTTGATGCAAAAACAAGAAGAAGCTAAAAATAAGTATATATCTACTGTTAAAGAGAATGTTAATAACTTGGATGAAATACTTAAGGATAAAAAAATTAATAAACAAACTAAGGATAAAATTATAAATTCAATTCTTTTACCAGTAGGTGAGGATAAACAAGGAAGAGCTTTAAATTCTATTTGGAAAAAAAGAAGTGAAAATCCTATTGATTTTGATATTAAACTCGCTTACTTTATGAATATGGGTTTATTTGATGGTAAAACTGATACATTAATAAAAGATGGTAAAACTAAAGCCTTAAAAGATTTAGAAAATAAATTAAAAGGTGGTAAATTTTCTACAGGTTCACCTAATTATAGTGATGTTGATAATTCACTTGAAGGTAATATTGAAGCTATGGAAGAATTTTTAGATGAATAATAAACAATTAAATATAATAAAATATGAAAATTAGCAAATTACAAACAGTAGATCCTCGATATGCTAAAGGGTTGATAACAGAACAACACCTTGGGTATATTGGTGCTCAAAGACCTGAGTTAATTAGTAAAACCATTGAGAAGGTTTACAAAGTTACTTATGGTGGAGATGATTTTATCAGCTTCATCAATCAGTATCCTAAACGTTACATTGATGATGATGTACCTTATCAATGGATGTTACAAGGTCCTGATGAAAGAAATTTCCCTTTAATTAAAGCAACTGTAGACAGGGAAGGTACTACAGAAGTATCTGCTACAGATAAGCCAGGTGTAGGATTTGGAAGATTCTACATGTGGTTTAGTGAAAGAGCTTTTTCTGCAACATCTGTTATTGTTGGAGAAAATCCTGATGACTATGCTTTACGTGTAGTAAGTGATCCACAAGAATATGGTGATCTTTGGTGTCATGAAGTTGAACTTGTTACAGGTGATAATGAATTATTTGTTCCTTATGAAGATCTACAAGGAAATACACGTTGGAGTGAAGAATATGGTCTTGTAGAACCAACCTTATCAAAACGAGGTAATGAAGTTAGTATTGCATCTCATTTTATGATGCAAAACACTCTTTCTTACATTCGTAAGAATTATGAGGTACCTGGTAACATGTTATCTAAAGGTCGTAATAAACCAATGGCTTTTGCATTTATTGACAGTAAAGGTAATATGCATAAAAGATGGATTGATGCTATTGGTTGGAACTTTATGATCCAATTCCGTAGAGATATTGCACGATTATTACTTTATGGTAAATCTAACATGAAGAGTGATGGTACTTATGCCAATAAAGGTGAAAGTCAAAATACTATTCGTGCAGGATATGGTCTTTATGAACAACTTGAAGGAGCTAATGTAGGTTATTACAATACATTTGATATTGATACACTTACAGACTTTGCTCTTGATATTTCAGTAGGAAAAGTTCCTGAAGATGAACGTGTATTTGTTCTTGCTACAGGTGAATATGGAGCTTATGAATTCCATAAAGCTGCTGAGCAAAAAGCTTCAAAGATTACTTACATTCAAGATACTAGCCGTATCAAGATGTCTAATGGTAAAATGAAGCTTATTGGAGGACAATTTGCAGAATATGAATCTGTAAATGGTATTAAGTTTAAAATCTTAATTGATCCTACTAAAGATAATCCTATCCGAAATAAGAAAAAAGATAGTAAAGGTAGATTATTAAGTTCTTTAACTTATGAATTACTTGATTTTGGTACAACTAATGGTGAAGCTAATATTCAACGTGTAGCTATCAAAGGAGATGAAGAAATTTATGGTTATAGACGAGGTTTAAGAGATCCTTTTAGTCCTTATAATAATCTTACTAAACCAAGAGATATTGTATCATCTGTAGATGGTTATGAAGTATATGGTATGTTTATTGGTGGAATGCAAGTTAAAAATCCACTTAAAACTTTCCGTTATTTACCATCTGAATTAGTAGCCTAATTTAAACAATAAGATGTGGGGTATTAAATTACCCTACATCTTTTTATAAATTAATAACTTAATAAAAAATAAAAATTTTAAAAGTATGACTGAAGAACAAGCAATCAAAGAAGGAATCTTAGAAAACAAAATTGTGTATTTAAAACCTATTCCAAAACCAAGTGGCATGATTAGAGATCCAAAACATATAGGATATTTTATGTTTGATGGAGCTTTTAAATCATATCCTTTACCTAGAGATCGTAGAACAGGATCATATAAAAAAATATTAAATAGTAAAGAGATGGAAGCTTTTAGTGAAATGTTACAAGAGGATTTATCATTTACAAAACAAAAAGATAATTTTTGGGATAAATTTTCTGTAAGAATTGAAAAAAGTGAAAGTCTTATGACTACAGGTAAACCTTTTGATTTATCTAAACCTTGGGAAAATTTGGAATATAGAGTTTTAAAAGCTAATAGAGAAGTAGCTGAAGATTATAAAAAAAGAGATATGTCTCCAGTATATATTTGGTATTTTGCTGAAGCTGAAGATGAAAATATTTATAAATCTAAAGAAGCTGAAAAAACTCAAAAAATTTGGATGTTTTTTGGAACTATTCAAGGATCCAGAAGTAAAATGTCAGATCTTATTTCAGTATATTATGCTCAAAAGAATAAGTCTAATGTGGTAGATCCTAACGCTACAAAAGAATGGATGCAAGGTGAACTTCATAAAATAATTGAAAATGATCCCGATTTTATATTAGAGACTATCGAAGATGATAACTATGATATAAAAGCACTTATTATTAATGGTGTAAAAGCTGGAGCTATTATTAAAAAAGGTAGAAATAAATATAATATTAAAGGTGATGGTGTAGATTATGACTACTTATCTTTAGTTAATTATATTTCTATTCTTAAAAGAAATACTGAAGATGAATATTTAAGTATTAAAGAACAAGTTGATGCTTATTTAGAAGGAAATAAAACTACTAACGATAAAGAATAATTGATATGACTCCATTAGAAATGAAATATGAGGCAGAATTATTATATGAAAGTATTGCTAGTGCTGATGCACCCGGGTATGATAATAAAGAATGGTCTCATATTTTAACAATGGCTCAAGAAGAAGTTGTTCAACGTATTATTGATAATGGATTAGATAGGAATGAAAGAGCTAAAAAAGCTCTTTCTCCTATACTAATCCCTGTAGAAAAATCTGATACAGATTTAATTGATAATAGTACAGTAATACCAAAATCTTTAGTTGTAAATATTGATGATGATATTAATCAAGTAACTTTAGAAAGAGTTTATTTAGATTCAGGTAAAATTGTAAAAATTAAACCTATTAGTCATGATTATTATTTAAGTAATTTAAAAAATCCTTATAAAAAACCAGATAAAACAAAAGTTTATTGGAGATTTGATGAATTGGTTGACTCAAGTAAATCTCATGTTATTATAACTGATTTAGATGATATAGCTGATGTTAGTAAATATATGTTTGTGTCAGTTACTAAACCAACTCCTATAATTATTGAAGATGCTAATTATGATGAAACATACGGTAGTATTGATGGAGAAAATTTTACTGATTATACAACCTCTGGCTCTAGTCTTAGTTGTATTCTTGGCACTTCTATTCATAGAAATATTGTTGAAGAAGCTGTAAAAATAGCTTTTGCTGCAGATAAAGATCAATTAGGTTATCAGATAAGACAATTAGAAGAAAAAGAAAATATACAAAATTAAATATAAGTTGAATTTAAAATTCTATTATTATGAATCAAAAGAATGTAAAGTATTTAATGCTTGGAGTTAACGATGCGGACATTGCTGCTGCTGGAACAACTATTGGTAGTCCTGATGATTTAACTGAGGGTGTTTTAGCTGTTGTTAACGAACAAAATGAAACTGTTGTTACAGAACAAAGTTCTGGCAAAGTTCGTATTGTACAACGTGTAGGTGATGAATTAATCTATTCTCCTTTCATTGATGTTGAAAAAATTAGAAGAAAAGTTTCTGTTGATGGTGCTGCTGCTACAGAACAAGTAAGCTATGTTGGATATAATGGTTCAGCAGGATCTTTAGATGCTGAAACTGAATCTGATTATATTATTAAAGGAATTATTGAAAATGTAAAAACTGCATATAACAATACTCCTTTTATTACCCATTGGGCTTACAGAACTGGAACAAGCACATCTCAGTATGCTGTTGCTGCTGGTTTAATTGAAAACTTTAATAAGTGGAAAAAAAGATTTGCTGAAAAAGTTTTACAAGCTGATGCTGTAACATCAAGTGCTGTAACTGCATCGAATGATTTCTTAGGAGACGCTACTGTAGTTAAAGGTGTAAAAGCTTTTACTGTAGCAGAATCTGTTGCAGGAAATGATGGTGGTGTATATGCTGTTGATACTGAAATTGCTGTAGGAGACTTTGTAAGAATTGGTGCAGTAGGTGAAGGTACTGCTTTAACAGATCCTGTATATAAAGTTACAGCTGTAGCTAATGTATCAAGTGCTGCTGCTACTATTACAGTAGATAGACCTATTACAAATGCTTCAGGAACTTATGCTGCTGGTACTTCTGATATTGAAGTAATTCCTGCTGCTGATATTGGAGATATGGGTATCAAATTTACTGGTATTGCACTTCCAACTGATGCTGAAACAAGAAACTATGAAAAAGTACGTTTTGAGTTAGGTATTATGGGAGATTTTACTATTGATACTACTGTAACTTATGATACAGATCCTTCAGAAGGAAATGGTACTTATGGACAAATTGCTAGTCTTGAAAGACAAGCTGCTATGAATGAAGGTAAAGCTTGGGTACAAGCATATCCTACTATTTCATACAGATCTCAAGCAGATCAAATATCAAGTGCTGATTATCCATTATATCAAGTAATCATTGATTTTTATGATGATGATTTCAAGCCACTTTTAGGAGATACTCCTAAATCTTATGCTACTGTAGTAATTGCAACTCCAAATGCAACAGGAGCTGGTAAACTTGAAACTGTATTTGCTATCTCATAAGAATTAGAGTGATTATTTTTTAAGTTTAATAGTAAAGAGCAGGAGATTTTAAAAATAAATCACTCCTGCTCTTTTTTAATTAAAAATTATTTATTAACTTTACAAAAAATAACTTTAAGACAATGATGAATAAAATATTAAAATTTTTAGAAAAAATAACAAACTATTTTAAACAATCTCAAGCTACTTCAGGAATTGTTTTTATTAGTGGTGCAACAACTATTAGTGGTAATTTTAATGGATTATCTATAGGTTCTATGAAGCCTGATAGTATAGTTTTAACTGTACCAGGTTCTATGTATGAAATGAACTCTACTTATTTACAAACAGATGATGATGTAGCTCCTTTTGTTGTAGAAGGTCAATATATACCTATTGAATTTACTTCTATTACAACAACAGGTTCAGGATATGTTATAGCTTATAAAAAATAAGACAATATGGAATTAGGATTAGGTAATAGTTTATTTAAAAATAGAGCATTAAATTTATTTCCTAGACAAGGTCTTCAAGTAATTGTCTATAATCAAACCTACGAAGAAGAAGGAACTACCTACCTCCGCACTTCAACAGGTGTAGGCATACCCAAAGTTAGCGGAATAGGGAATGATACGATATGGGATTTTTCGGTGTTGAACGATGCGAGATTTGATAAAGGCAGTTATGTAGGCAATGATTACGGATTACCCGAATATTACGATTTTCCTTTTGTTAATATTTATTTTGATGAAACAACCGAAGCAACGAGGTATCATTGGAAGTTGAAAGATTTTCATTACGCTAATTTGCTGGCTCAATCATTATTGTTAGATAATCAAATGTTTTTGCGTGCAAAAGCCACAACAGAAACAAGCAATGAGATTAGTGAAGTTTATCAACTTAATATTTATGAAAGTGAACAAACAGGTTCTGCATTAACTAAGTTGAAAAGTTGGATGAGAATAGCTCCTGATTTTCGTGGAGAAAATGTTATAACTGGAATTGTAAATATTTCAATAGGATTAGGTAATGATATATCTTATGTACAAAATGGAAATTTGGATATAACATTTACATTAACTGATACCACTAATTCAGAAAATTATAGACCTTCATTTAATCTAAGTGTAAATGATATTCTTACAGATAAAAATGTAGAATTAACATTGAATGTTGATATCGAAGGAGATATTTCTTTTTATGGTTTAAGGATCGAAGATATAGGTGAAAGATTACCATTTTTAGCAAATGGTGTTGTTATAGAAAGGAATACTGACATTTTACAATCAGGAACATATTTTTTAAAAAATAGTGAATTCGTTAATGATGGATTAAATGCAACAATATATATTAATGGTGAAAATTCTATAAATGGTACAGTTATAAGATTTTATGACATTGAAATAAAAGCTGTTTATATTAACTATTATAAACCATGAGAAACACAGCAATAGAAATAAGAGTTAACCACGACAAACTCACAAAAACTGAGCAGGATTATTTAAAAGCTAACTTTGATTATCAATACAACGCTAATACAGGATTCTGGACTTTGTGGATTCACGATGATGGTAATTTTCCTTTTAAACGTGAATTATTCCAATATATGCACGCTTTAATTGATTCGTATAACAGAGAAACAGGTACAAGGCATTTGAATATTTATATTGAAACCACAAAGGATAATATAGATGAGTATGGTCGTGAAATAACCTTAGAAGGTGGAAATAAAAGGTATTTCAAAAATCTTGTACCCGAAGATTTATTTTCTGTTGATTTAGAAAATGTAATACTTAAAAAAGAACTCAATGAAATATTTATTTAGCATATTAATAATAATTAGCATTAACTGCATTGCTCAACATTCAACATACTTTTTTTGGATTGAATTATTGGCAATAATGAGTATTTGGAAAGTGTTAATTTTTTAAAAAACAATATAAATTATTATGATAACTAATTCAAACTCTTACTTTAATATGGAACAATTTTTTAATACAAGCTGGTTTTTAGCTAAT